CTGGAAGCCATTAAACATGACCAAGTTAAACTAGGAGGAGAGCTATCTATCTTCTACCCTTCATGGCGAGAAGAGTATGTGATCCCTAATAGAGCTACTATTGAACAGATAGAAGCTGCTTGTAATAAGTAACCCCAGCGTAAGTGCAATCGGAGGCGGTAGCCGAAGAGCAGCACTGTAGCGGGGGTTACGCTATATACTATATATATATATATAGTAAAATCTAAAATTTTATCTAATAAAATCAATAAGTTATGTCTAAAAGTATTCCCGCAACACGGGATATTTTGTGTTATTTTCCCCCAGTTAAGGAGGAAAAATTAGATAAATATCCCTCATTGAGGGACCAAATTTACACTATATAATACTATATATATATAAGGGCTTAACTGACATATTTTATGTAATAAAATCAGTAACTTATCTTAAAATAAACATCATCAATTTCATGATATTTATTGTTTATACTCACCAATTTGATTATTATACCTATGAAATATCACGAAACTTATGAGGTTATTTATGAGTTTACTCCGTAGTAAATCCATTATCTTTTTTATAAAAAGGTTAGCTATGTCGAACATTCATCTAACACACCAAGAGTTATGTGATATCTACGATAACTTATCCCCACAAGAAGGTAAGCTATACAGTTTGGTAAAACACATGGCTATGAGTAATGCAGAAGCCAGTGATTTAAAAAACCCTAAGTTAGCTAAAGAACTTGGCATCTCAGAGAGGGTAGTTAGTAATATCAAAGCCTCTCTGAAACAAAAAGGGTACTTAATAATCAACTTTTCTAAAGACGCTGAAGGAGATTTACTTGCTCAGGTGTATGTAGGAAAGGATCAAGTAGCCCTTTATAATGCTGGTTTGAAGGTAGAGATTTCAAACTCTAAAAAATATAATGAGTTACTTCGTAAATTCCCTCAGCTTCTTGATACCTCTATCCCTTTAGAGCAAAGAAAAGAAATGGCAAAACAAGCCAATGATTTCTTTGACGCCCAAGGAGACTGATCATGGTCTCAACAGTCAATAAATCTAAAACTGAAGAATTCAGTTAAAACTATCAAAAAGGTAATAGCACATGACTTGCATGGTTGTCTGGTGAATATCTAAAACAATTCATAACAGATAAAAATAATTATATTAAATGTACGTTATTAAATAATGAAATGAATAAGGATAAATAAAATGACCAGCTACAGCGGATTTATTTTTGATGATGTCGGAAACCTAATTTCTACTCCGAAAAATTATACACTTGAACTATTGAATAAAATATATGACGTGTTGATTGTTAACCGGGAATATATCAGTGCCTCAAGAATTAATCATTTAATTAATGTTAAATCACAGTAAGGATAAATAAAATGGCACAATTTATAGTAACCCGTAAAAATTCTGATGATTCGTTTGACAATGTGGGGATGAATAATCGTTATTTAACGTCGAGCTATAAAACCTTAGCCGGGTTAATCCGTTACGGAGTATCGGAGCAATGGAAAATCGCTGGTTTCAGGGTGCAAGATATGAACGACCGTGTACTATACCAATCACCGGAGAATAAATAAAACGACAAATAAGGAATTAGTTAAAGAGTTAATCATTGAGTTGAAAGAAAAAATCGATTTCAAAACAGTAAAAGCACTTGGATATGAAACATGTGCTGAAATGTTCATTAGTGAATACAAAAAGAAATCATCAATTGGTCAAATGTTTATGGGCTGCTTGAAAGTTAAAATGCATGAAAAGGAGCAAGCAAAATGACAAAGAAAAAACGCGAGTTGATCGATATTCTTTTGGATAATGTAAAGCCGGAAGATTGGCCTAAAAATGCAGTTTATGCCGCTCAAGATAAAGAGACGTTAACCTGGGGAAAATGGGTATTGATGTTTTACTCTGATTTCGAGATTCCACATGTAAATTTTGGAGGAGAAAGTTTTGTTGGTGAAAAAGTTGGCCGTGAAATAAAACTTCCTGAGCTCTGCAAACACTGGCACAAAACAATCGTGCATCGTGACGAGTTTATGAAGCGATGGAATGAGCGCAATCAGTCAGTTGACTCTGAAGGCTGGATTCAATGGAATGGCGGAGAAATGCCGGTAGAGAAAGGAACGCTGATTGATGTTAAGTATCGAGACGGTAAGATTAATTTTCACGTAGAGGCGGGTGGAGAATTTCCAAGTAAAGGTTCAATTCCAACGATGACTGCAAATAACTGGATCAAAATAAATGTAGGAAGTGACATCATCGCCTACAGACTCCACGCGCCACAGCAACAAAAAACACCGCAGCAGCTAGCGATTGAAAAGTTCGGTACAGATTGGCATGACAATGAGGGCGTGCAGCCTGTTGATGATAGTGTGTTGATTGATGCGGTTGTTCATGGTGGCGAGCTGATGAGAAAATACACATGGCCTGCACTGGGGCTGTTTAAAATTAAAAAATGGCGCATTACGCGAATATCTGAAAAAGAAAAGGCATTAGAGTCACTTCTACAACCAATGCCGCCATGCAGCGAAGAAATTCCATGTCATTTTGTTGATGTTAAATCACCACTATCAACGCAAATCGGCGGCGATCACTACACAAAACTAGCCATCCAGCCAATGCAATACAGCATGAAAAACGGACTAGATCCATTGCAGCATACGATTATCAAGTATGTGACTCGATTCAGAGATAAAGCAGGAATTGAAGATCTGGAAAAGGCGAAGCATTGCATTGACATGTTGATTGAGTTTGAAAAGGAATTAAAATGATTGCGTTCGACATTTTAGATCTAGTATTTCAGTTTGCGTTATTTATCATTTGCGTTATTACCTCACTCAAGTGGTTTAATGTCGCGCTAACTGAAAAGATAAAGCCGTATGCGATCGATAGATACTTCGGGTTGCTACTAAGTGCAATTTTCTCTTATGCAGCGTCATGTTTTCTTCTTGATTTCGCAAAAGACATCAAGCTGGTAATTCTGTATTTCGCGGGGTAAAAATGACAACTATCGTTTTTGACGGGAAAACGCTTGCGGTTGATAGCCAGCAGACGCAAGGTTCAACAATATGTGGGTTAAAAAACAAAATCCAGGATGTTGGAAAGTATTGGTTTGCTGGATGCGGAACTACTGACGGGATTGAAGAGGCTATTTGTGAGTTTATCGGTGTTGGTCTTGATGAGGATGCTTGCTGGGCATTAAAACAGCAAAGTGGATCGATATACATCGCAGATAAAAGCTGGTGTCAGCCAATCGAAACACCAGAAGAACGCGCAAAGCGGGAGCGTGAAGAGTGGTGCAGCAAGGCTCTTGATTCAGCCGGAATACTGAGCGAAATGAAGCGTTACGAATTAAAGCGACTTGGCGAATACATTGGCTCAATTCATGACGCCCTGCAATCCGGTGAATTGCCGATGCCAAATAAGGAGAGTGAATGATAAAACTCGAATTTAGTATTAGTCTGGCCTAAACATATTTATAACATTTGGAGAAAATCTCAATCATGAAATGGTATCAAGATTTATTAGCCCGACTGGTTAATGAAGGTACTTGGATTGAAAATCCTCGTACCGGAAAAAAGTGTTTAACCATTATCAATGCCAATTTTGAATGGGATTGTTCTAATCATGAACTTCCTATTCTAACTACTAAAAAAGTAGCGTATAAACCAGCTATTGCTGAAATACTTGGCTACCTTCGTGGTTACACTTCTGCTGCTGATTTTAGAGCATTAGGCACAACCACATGGGATGCTAATGCAAACAAAAATAAAGCATGGCTGGCTAACCCAAACAGGGAAGGTGAAGATGACATGGGTATAGTCTATGGGGCAGTAGCTCAAAATTGGCCGTATCCTTATGAAAACTCCCCTTATATTGATTTTATAGATACTATGAAACCAGTCATTGATAAAATCATACGTCATGAAGATGATCGTGGTTTGATTATCACATTCTGGAATCCCGGGGTATTTGAATACGGATGTCTTCGCCCTTGTATGCATACTTGGCATTTTAGTATTGTTAACGATACTTTATTTTTAAACACTTACCAACGTTCTGCTGATGTTCCTTTAGGAATGCCATTTAATATGATTCAAGCAGCATTTCTTCTTCAAGCTATTGCTCATATTGCTGGATTAAAGCCCGGCAAAATATTTATGCAATTTACTAATGTACATATTTATGAAGATCAGTTAGAAGGTGTTTTAGAACAACTAAAACGAGAACCTTATGAACAATCAGTTCAATTGGCCATTAATCCTGCTATTAAATCCTTTGAAGATTTAAACCAGTCAACCTTATTAGACTTTCCTATTATTGGGTATGATAAGTATCACCCTGCAATTAAATTTCCTTTTTCGGAGTAGTTATGACTCAACTTCAAGAGATTGCTTATTATCTTAAACAACTCGGTAACGGGGCAGATGCTGCCCTCATTCTTGCAGTAGAAAAAACACAACAGGAATTACTTCATACCCTTCAAAATCTGAAGGAATGTGTTCTTTCTATGACCCCTACTGACTTTACTAATGAAGAGTTTTGCCAAAAAACATTAGAAGAAGCCAATAGATTAATTTCTAAATGTATTGAGAAAGAATATGACAATTAATCAAACTCAGTTTGCTCATTCATTGACTTTTGCTTGTGCTGATGAAAATAAACGACTTGGAGCAACATTAGTTAATTCTCCAATGAAGCATGGAAGGAGCAAAGCAGAATTAATGAATTTGAGTATTATCTCAAAAACCATTAATGAAATTTTGGCAGAAGAGGCAGAAACTTTTCAGTCCATAAATTTAACTCTTGAAATATTTGGAGCTGAATTACCTGCCAAAGTTTATTTTGAAGTAACAGAAGATTTATCCATATATCATGTAATTATTGGGGGAATAGATGTATGGCCTCTAATGCTTAAAGATGCTGCTAATGAATTACTGGCTTGGGTAGAAGAAGAGTTAAAGGAACGACAGGCCCAATTACAATATGATATGCAGGAATCTAAAGATGGAACTACGAATTAATAAAGACTTCAAAATCATCACAGATAGTAAACAATACATTTTACAGAAACGTTCAGTACAAGGGCCAGAAGCTAAAAACCCCGGAACAGAAGTCTGGAGTAATGTTGGGTACTATCAATCATTTGAGGGCGTAGTAAAAGAGTCTATTCACCATGGTATTCGTGCTTGCGACTTAGAAGACATTCAGGATATCGCAGATTACATTGATCAATTCATGCTTGGTTTCACTGGAAAAGTGTTTACACTAAACGGTAAAAACTATCGCATGGAATTGGTTAATGACTCCCTCGAATAAAACAGGTAAAGCATTACAAGACCTAATCAAACTATCAGCAACCCAGTTAAATCTGGGTTGTGTCCGCTTTAAAGACGCAGGCTTTGTTGGGGATAAATCAGAACAACGTAGATTCACTTCACGTAATGTCGCTGACTTTATTATCTATGGGCAAACATGCGGTATCGCATTCGTTGAGGCTAAAAACAGAGAAAGTTCATTAACCTTCGCTGACATCACTCAATCAAAAGACCTAATTAAACTTCATCAGACACATCAGGAACGAAACATAGACCAAGCCCTTTGTGGTATTGTTGTTTTATTCAGAAACAAAAATAAAGTGTTCTGGATTCCTGTACAAAACTTGTCTGATTTAGAAAAACAAACCAATAAGAAATCATTCAATGCTGTTGATGTTATTACCCATCAGGCAGGTATTGAATTACCTTTCTTTACTCCTATCGGTAAACGTAAACCTTTAATTGATTTATCCCACATCCAGTAATTGGAGTTTGTATGTTCACAAACAAGAACAACTTGTCTATGGCTTTAGCCATGTTTTTGGCTTATGACGACTATGACTTACAAGAGAAAGCAGAAAACCAGTTATCAGTAACTGATTTATTAAAACCTACTCGTCAACTAATTCTTAGACAACGTGTAGCTAAGAAAGAAGATGCTGAGTTAGTTGATGTAACTTCCAGAACTTCCAGTGCAATTGGACGAGCAATCCATAACACCATGGAAGACATTATCAAAGACCCACTTAAACGTGAAATTGCTTTAGTCAATTTAGGTGTGCCTAAACGAGTTAGAGATAAGATTATCGTTAACCCTGAAGGTGAAGTACCTGCTGGAATGATCCCTGTTTATTTAGAACAACGTAGTCACCGAGAAATTGATGGGTACATCATTAGTGGTAAATATGATTTAGTTTGGGATGGTCGAGTAGAAGATAATAAATCTACTGGTACTTTTACTTATACCAACAAAACCAAAGATGAGGATTATGTACTACAAGGTAGTATCTATCGTTGGCTTAACCCTGAAATAATTTTTGATGACTTTATGGCAATCAATTATTTATTTACTGATTGGAAGAAGTTTGAACAACTTCAACGCCCTGATGTGTATCCTCCAGCAGATGCTCATACACAACGTTTTGATTTATTAACTATTGAGAATACTGAAACATTTATTCGTGGGCGCATTCGTGAAATTAAGGCATATAAAGATGCTGATGAACCTTCATTACCTGAATGTACTGCGAAAGAACTATGGATGTCTGATCCAGTATTTAAATATTACGCCGACCCTAATAAAACGACTCGAGCAACTAAGAATTTTACCAGTGCAGGAGAAGCAGCAGCTTATAAAGCTAAACAAGGTAAAGGGATTGTTGTTGAAGTATCAGGAGAAGCTAAGGCGTGCGCTTATTGCGCTGGTTATGAGTTATGTTCTCAAAAGGATAAACTCATTGCTCAAGGCTTATTAAAACCAAAGGAGTAAGGGGACTTCATGAAACCAGTTAGTGATATGCAGTATCATCCATTAACTGAAGATATGGTAAAGGTTCTGTGTAATCAGACACAGAACTTTAACCCTAAAATCTTCCGATTAATGTTGGCTTATTACTTGGCTAAAGTAGCCAGTATGATGCGTTGCAGTATTCAAACTATTGACCGAGGACCAATTCCAGTAAACGTCTATGTAATTAACTTAGCTGTTTCTGGATTTGGTAAAGGCCATTCTATCAACATCATTGAGGATAATTTGATTGCTGGTTTTAAAGAGAATTTTTTAGAAAAGACATTCCCTTTATTAGCTGAGGAATCTTTATTCAAATTAGCTGCTAAACGTGCTGTTAGAAAACAAACTGATGAAGCAGAAGAACTCGAATATGTTAAAAAAGAATTTGAGAATACCGGTGCTTTATTATTCAGTTTTGATTCTGGTACTGCACCAGCTATCAAACAGATGCGCCATAAAGTATTGATGGCAGGGTTAGGTTCACTCAATTCAGAGATTGACGAAATTGGCTCCAACTTCCTTAACTCAAAAGAGATTATTGATACGTTTTTAGAGTTATATGACGTAGGTAAAATAAAACCAAAACTGGTTAAAAATACTGCTGAATCTAAGCGTAATGAACATATTGATGGGCGTTCTCCATGTAATTTGCTGATGTTTGGTACACCAAGTAAGTTACTAGATGGAAGCAAAACAGAGGATGATTTTTTATCTACTCTGGATTGCGGATATGGCAGACGATCACTATTCGGATATGCCAGAACAGTTAATAAACCATTCGATATGACTCCAGAAGAACGGCTGGATACAGTCATGAATTTCAGTAAGGATGACATTCTGGAAGCGTGTTATGAACACTTCCGTTTACTTGCTGAACCAGAACATGCCAATAAATTACTCATGGTTTCAAAAGAGGTAACTCTTGCACTTATTGAATACCAAATTTGGTGCGAGAAACGTGCTAATGAGTTATCTGAATATGAGGACATTAAGAAAGCAGAGTTAATTCATCGCTATTTTAAAACACTTAAATTAGCCGGTGCATATGCTTTTGTAGATATGTCTTCTGAAATCACTATTGAGCATTTAGAAGCTGCTATCAAATTGGTAGAAGATTCGGGTACTGCCCTTCATGAAATTATGACTCGTGAGCGTCCTTACGTTAAATTAGCTAAATACATTGCTGAATGTAGTGAGGAAATCACTCATGCTGATTTAGTGGAGGATTTACCGTTTTTTAAAGGCTCTGATGCAAATCGTAAAGAAATGCTCAGATTAGCTACAGCTTGGGGATATAAGAACAATATCATTATTCAGCGTTCCTATATGGAAGGGATTGAGTTCTTACGTGGTGAATCATTAAAGGTCACTAATTTGAATGAGATGATTTTATCTTACTCAGACCATATGGCTTATAACTACCAGAACGAAATAGCCCCATTTAACCAATTAGACCAATTAACCCAAGCACCAGATTTACATTGGGTTAACCACCATTTTCAAAACGGACATCGTACTGAAGAAGAAGCCTCTCCGGGCTTTAATATGATCGTATTGGATATTGATGGGGAATGTACTTTACAGACAGCAATGCTTCTTCTGGAACGTTATACATACCACATCTACACCACTAAACGTCATACTCCACAAGAGAATAGATTCAGGGTTATTATTCCTACGAACTACGTATTAAAACTTGATGCTAAGGATTATGCAGAATTCATGAAGAACATTTATGAGTACTTCCCTTTGGGAGCTTCTGCAGATTCTCAGACAGGCCAGCGTGCTCGTAAGTGGTTAACCCATACTGGTAACTCATTCTTCCATGAAGGAGAGCTATTGGATGTATTACCGTTCATTCCTAAAACCAGTAAAAATGATGAATACAAACGTCAATTATCTGATTTATCTCATTTAGATAATTTAGAACGTTGGTTCATTGAGAATACTGGATTAGGTAATCGTTCAAACCAGTTAGTTAAATATGCTTATTTATTGGTAGATATTGGGGCTGATTTGAATGAAGTAGATGCACGTGTAAAAGCACTGAATGATAAAATGGCAGATAAACTTTCTGATAAAGAAATTGATGCCACCATCATGATTAGTGCAGCTAAAGCTATTGTAAAACGAGACAAAGTTTAATGGGCGGATTCCCCGCCTACTTCCCTTACAAGGAGAAAGTATGTCTGATGAAGTAAATGATAACCTCATCTTGGTTTCAGGAGTAAGTACAACTGGTAAATCCAGAAGTCTTAAAAACCTGAAACCACAAGAAGGGGTTATGTATCTCAATTGCGAAGCGGGTTAATTTTAGCCCCTACATGTAGTAATACCTGTAGCAAACTCATTGAATTGCTGGGAAGCCCTTAGAGCTTTATGAACTACAACGCAATCCGCAAGGATAATCGTGACAGTTTGAAAATCATAAAGATTGGGTAATCAGCAGGTAAGACACAATGGTGTATATTTACTTCTGAGTTTAAATATGGCAACTTGTTCAAAAAACAGAATTGAGGAAAATAATGCAAGAACATATTCTTGATACTGTATCGGCAATTTATCGTGTTACTTCAGAAGGTAAAGTATATACACAATCAAAGTTGAAGATCCCATTGGTAAGTGCAGGTATGGAGTTTTCAGGCGAATTCAAAGAAATTCTTAAACCTGAGCGTGAACTTACATATACCTTAAATAACCGTGGGTATTTGACAGTATGTTTGGCTAAACATACACACATGGTTCATAGATTAGTTGCCCGGTATTTCATTAAGAATCCAGAAAACAAAGGGTACGTGAATCATAAAGATGGCAACAAACGTAATAATGCAGTTGAGAATTTAGAGTGGTGTACGATAGCTGAAAATAATGCACATGCCCGTGCAACTGGGTTACACGTACAAGCTAAAGGATACAGAGCTACTTATAAATCATCTGCGACTAAACAAGCATCATTAGCTAACTTGAAAGACAAATCTAAACTATCCCAAGAAGATGTTAGATATGTTCGTCAAGTACATCGTGCTCGGAGTAAAGAGTACAGTGCAACAGCGTTAGCTGCTAAGTTTGGAGTAAGCGTAGCCGCCATGTGTAAAATTGTTAGCGGACAAACATATAAAGACGTTGTGTAAACTTCAACGACTATCCCATGCGGGAGTAGGGTTAAGTAACCCGAAGTAGTGAGCATCCTGTTAGGATGAAGATATAGTCTGCTCTGCAGTGAAAGCTGTAGCTGGTTTCGTACCGGGTAAGGCGTTACGCCCCTTACTGAACAAAAGGAAGAAATTACCGTTTCCCAATAAATTTGAAACATTTGTTATCACTGACCCATATCAAGTATATGAAGCATTTGATCATGCTGCTGCTAATCCCGGTGTTTATCACACCATTGTAATTGATTCTCTGACATTCCTGATGGATATGTTTGAAAGCTTGTATGTATTAACTGCAGCAGATACTCGTACTGCTTGGGGGGGATACCAACAGTTCTTCAAAACCTTGATGCAAGATAAGGTAGCTAAAGCAGAAGTTGATGTAATTTTTACAGCTCATACTTTAGCTCAGTACAATGAAGAACAAATGGTTATGGAAAACAAAGTACCTGTTAAAGGTTCTTTGAAATCAAATGGTATTGAAGCGTTAGAAATTAGCGCCATAGCTGCGTAAGTGGCTTTGCAAACCTCTTGAATTGCTGGGAAGTCTAAACTAAAGTAGGTATCCTACCTTGGCATGATAATCAGCAGGTAAGCATTGTGTATATTAGTAAACAAGATATGACTCAAACAATGTTAAAAGAGTACTTTGATTACTTTCCTGATACCGGACATCTAGTCTGGAAGAAAAAATCAGGACGTAAAGTAGTTGTAGGAAATAGAGCAGGTAGTGTTGCTAAACGAAGCAATCATAGAGTCATTAATTTTTGTGGATGTGTCTGGGCAGAGCATAGATTGATTTGGTTATGGTGGTATGGAGAACATCCTAAATACCATATTGATCATATTAATCATAATGAATTAGACAACAGAATTGAAAATCTAAGAGACGTACCCCAAGCCATTAATAATATGAATATTTCTTTTAAATCTACAAATACTACCGGAGTAATGGGAGTATGGATTACAAAGACTAATGGCAGCAAAAAATTTTGTGCGGAAATTTCCTGTGCTGGAGTTAGAAAACGTAAATGTTTTTCTACTTTTGAAGAGGCAACTACACAAAGAAAACTATGGGAAACTGAACTAGGTTTTCATGAAAACCACGGAATTGCTAAACCACAATGAAACTTCAACGACTAGTAAGTCCTAATTAAATTAGGCATACCACGCAAGCTAATGGCGGTTCGTTTTGAAATAAATGATTTAGGGAAGCGGGAGGCTCCATGAAAATGGATGATGATATAGTCTGCTCTATACAGAAATGTATAGCTGAGTTAAAAGCTCGATTATCAAAGTTGCGTTTGATAATGAACATAAAGGATTTTTCTGTTGTAGTTTCAACTAAGAAAATGAAGCTTAAAGACCTTGAGAAATTCCAGAATGACTTACTTCACATTACCGAAGATGATGAAGATGTTGGATTCAAGTATGTATTCCAAACCAGACTTACTAAAGATACTGTGAATGAGCGTATTCGTTCACCAGAGGGTATGTGGGCAAGGAATGAAACATACATTGATAATGATGTAGCATTAGTTTTACAACGTATTCGTGAACACTACGCAGACTAAACCAAGAAGGTAATTATGGGCTTATTAAAGAACGTTAAAACAACAACTAAAGTTGAATCTACTGTTGAAGATGACCGTTTAGGTGGTGGTAGACAACTACTAAACTCAGATGTTTATAACTTCACTATCAAAGGTTTTTACCTTGATAAAGCAGCCAGTGGTGCTTTATGTGCGGTCATTGATTTTGAAGATGACGATGGTAAGTCAATGCGAGTTACCGAGTACTTTACTAATAAAGCTGGTGAAAACTATTTCACTAAAGACAACAAATCTCATTTCTTGCCGGGCTTCTTAAAACTGGATGCATTATGCATTCTAGTAAATGAAACTCCATTCTTTGAGCAAGAATTTGAAGATAAACACGTTCAAGTTTATGACCGTGAGCTACAAAAAGAAGTACCACAGAAACGTGAAGTAGCGGTCAGTATGTTAGGGCAACAAGTAAAAGCTGGTGTTATTCGCCAGATTGTTGATGCCACTAAAAAGAATGAAACCACTGGTAAATATGAGCCTAATGGCGAAACCAGAGAAGAAAATATCATTGATAAATTCTTCCATATTGAAACCGAACAAACCTTAAAAGAAGCTGAACAAGGTGTTGAAGGTGGTGTATTTATGCAGGAATGGTTAGCTAAATATAAAGACCAAATTCCTAATAAAGCTAAAGGTGTAGCAGCAGGTTCAGCACCTGTAGGACGTACAGGCGCACCAGCACAACAAGGTGCAGCTCCTGCTAAGAAATCCCTGTTCAATAAGTAATCCATTTGAAATCAGAATAGCCCAGAATGCTCTGGGCTTTTTTAACCTACCAAGGAAAGTAATATGTTACTAACACTGAAAGAAGATGAAATTCGTTTAGCTATCACTGCTTATGTTGCATCAGTACTAGGCAGTGATCCTCATAACATTGACCCAGCATCTATTTCATTAACAGCAGGTCGTGGTGTAAATGGAATGACGGCAGAGATTGACGTTCAATTACTGAAATCAGGTATTGCTGCAGTTCCTGTAGAAGCTTCTAAACCAGTAGTTACTAAAACCAATGTAACTACTCCAGTTGTTGAACCAGAACAGGAAGAAGATACCCCTCCGTTCGTAGATGAAGCTTTAGAGCCTGAAGAATCATTACCTAAAGAAGATAATGAAGAACAGGAAGAGGAATCTTCTGAACCTGAAGAAGAAGAACCTACTCCTACTTCTACTCGTCGTCGTGGTCCGTTATTTGGTGGTAAGGCTAAATAATGAAAAAAGCCTTTATTGCATTTCTTAGTGCAATAGGGGCTTTAATTTTATGGCTGATATGGAAGCCATTAATCATAGCCTCTGTTGTATTTTTCTTGGTTTACGTCTTTACATTCAATCCAGATGAAAAGGATAAAAAAGACCATCCAAGTGAAAAAGAACAAAACTAATAAACAAAGGGGCATAAGCCCCTTTGTTTAATCTACTGCATTAACTGCTGGCAGTAACATTGGTGCGGTAGTGATTGGGCCAAACAATGTAAATTTATCCCATGGGTGTTTAAACAACATCCCATTATCCATTGGGGTATCCATATTCCCTACAACCTGTTCACTTAACAATTCAGTTAAATACATTGCTGGGTTTTTCTGAATCATGTTTAGGATGTTGCGTTGCATACGAATGTAGTAACGAGGGAACCATAAACCACCAACATTATCCAGATAATTCAATACAGGATGAGTAGGTAAATCATAATTTACAAACTCATTGCCTAATGTACGGATAACCGTAGCTTCATCTAATTCTGGATTATCTTGCTTCATAAATTTATATAAAGCATATCGAGCACCAAGGTCGCTATAACGAGTTACATCAAGCATTGCTTGTGTGTACTCAGTTTTACGCCCTGCAGTAATAAAATCCAATGCAGATTGAATAGGTTTGCTTTGTTTAGCTTTCCAATTATCTACCTTAGAAATTAACTGGTTTCGTTTTGTGTATTGGTCAGCAATCGTATCGGCTGATAAATCTTCAACAAACGAAGTCATTAAACCATTATCAATAAGTGGTTTAACCTCATTTGCTGCTAATTCAGATTCCAATTCTAAAAGTTCATTTTTGTACTCTTGTTGACGTACTAAATGCGAATCCAAGGACATCAGCATTTTTAGTACACGAACCCTTGCAGTATCTTTAATAAATCGTTGTGCTGCTTCCATGCCACGATATTGATCTTTTACTGCAGATATTGGATCTAAACCTCTCATCATTAACTGCCATGTATTGGAAGTTAAGTTACCTGCCTGTATCACACCTGATTTAACTACCGTTGTAAATTTAGCCTCTTTCAACATTGCTTGTACGGTACTCTCAACTTGTTGAGCACGTAATTGGCCTTTTCCTTTAAACAAACCATCAAAGGTATTTTTAATTAACCAGCGTACTGGTTTTGCCATTTTATCTTCACTGCTCCAAGCATTGGTTATGGAGTGTTGACGATAGCCTAAGACTGGATATAACAGGTCTCTTCGTACCATCAATGCTCCACCAAATGCTTGTTCAATTTGGTCTTTAGTTTCTTGCGGTAATAACCGATAAGACTCACTAATTTGCACATCTTCTGAATCTTCAGATACTGGAATATAGAATTTAGCTTGATCGGTTTTCTTCGCTTTATCCCACATATCTTGTAATTCATTAACTACCATTTCATTTACTTTTGCGCTATTCACTTTCATAACGGTATGAGCATTTTGGTTTGCTAATGCCATTTTACCGCTTAGATTTTTACCTAAAACAGTGTTACGAACTGTCTCAGACATCATCATACGATAGTTAACAATCTCACCTTGATTATTCAATACTGGTACTAAACGGCCTTCGTCCGTTTCATGTGAAATACGTTCAGTACGTACTTTATTCAATCCAGTATGTTCACGCTCTAACTTACGCAGAGTTTTATCAAAGCCAACACGGGTAAGCGGAGTTCCCTTTGCTTGGTAAATAGCACGAAGGTCAGTACCTTTAGCTTTCAAACCTACAGTAGATAAAGCACCTTGGTTATAAGTAGGTAAGTAATTCTGATTGGTAGCAAACAAAATCAAGCCAGAAGCTTTCAGTTTAGTAACTGGTTTATACCCTTGTTTTGCGTACTCACCAATATCGCTTTCAGTACCTAACTGAATTGCTTTATTTGGATCATACATATCCTTGGTATACCCTTTAGTAATCAAGAACTCCTGATTATCAAACAACTTAGCATGAGAATCTGCTTTAGCTTGTTTATGTAAATCCAAGAATAATTTCACACCATTGATAGGACCAAGGGTAGCGCTCTCTTCTCTGATAAGATCTGCTGCTGTTTTACGATGTGTTTTATCGCTATAACGAATTGCGTACAAAGAAGCCATTTGTTCAATTAATGGTTTAATTGCTCTAGCTTCTGTAGGAGTAGCAATCTTCATCCCCGGAGACATACGATTAGCAACATATGCTGTATTCAGTACTGTACCAAATTCAGGGTTTACGCCAGTTGCCATCATATAACCCATGTTCTCTGACATGCGTTGGTAGTACCCAACATAATTTGGAGTTACTTGTTTAACCAAGTCAAGAAGACGAAGAACAGTATCGTCAATAGTGGCATCATCGGTGAGATAATCTCGTAAATCATTAAGAGTATGTCCTTCATCAAGTAAAGCCACTACATCTGCTTTTAGTAGTGAGTATAGGCCAGCATCCTTGGCTTCAGTTAATGGAGCTTTAAAGCCAGTATTAATTACTTCCTGAGTTGTAGCACGAATCGCATTTGATTCTTCATCAATCAGTTTATTGTTCAGTGTGTGCAACTTCATAATGTTAACATTACTTTCAGTTACACCTTTACTTTCTGACAATATTGAAGCAACTAACCCTTCTTTTCCAGAAGCAAATTCATTGTGAATCAGATTAAAAGCATTGGCTAAATTTTTACCTGTTTTTTCATCTAAAGCTCCGATAGCTAATAGTGTACCAAAACGTACTGTAGCTACTGGTGCTTTCAGTAAACCAGATTTCTCTAAAGCTTTTAGTGTAATGTTTTTAGTTGCACCAACAAGAGCATTTGTTCCTGTAATACCTCCCATAAATCCAGCAGAAATTAGAGAAAGTAATCGCTGTTTGTTAGCAATTTCCATATTAACTAATTTATTGTTTAAGTTATTAACCTTAGTTAGATAATCCCCTTTCTGCCCTAAAATCATATTGTTTAATGTAGTTAACCCTAACTGCACAATATGCAATGCAACGTCCAAAGGGTTACCAGAGAACACTTTGATTTTAGTTGGTTTGATCGCAACTTTAGAAACAACATTACGTACTTCTTCGTTAGTCATTAACAGAGACATAAAATCTTCTAGGTACTGACTACGAATTTCTTTTACTTGATTAGGTAAATAACTCAATTGTTTGGTTATTACGCTATCAGCAATTGTTTTATTAAAAATCGCATCATAGATAGCATGAGAACGTTCTAATGCTTCTTGATAACCAACATCAGTTCTTTGTATTTCTTCTGGCACAAAAGCATCACGTTTTAGAGTTTGTTTAGCTTGTAGGTATAAATCTCGTGCAGTATTACGAATACCAATATGTTGGTTCATAGATTCAGACACAACAAGATGTGTTATTTCATAGGCCAAACGTTCTTGTTCTGAAACATTCAAACCAACAAGTTCATATACACCAGTAGAGTGTGCAGCAAGGTTAAGTTCACTACGCAAATCTCCTGATAGGCTAACAGCTTCCAGATTAGCTTCTGAGTGATTTTTAGATAAAACCTTGTGCATTTTATCAACCCAATCAGTTAAATGTTCCTGATGATCTATAGAGGTGTTTGTAGGCATAGCTAATAACAAATCCTTCATATTCATATCACGAATATGATCCATCACTTGATTTTGGCTTGGGTCGATATCTGCAATTGGTTTTGCTACTTGATGTAGTGTTTCAGTAATGCCAATCAAAGCAGTAAATAAAGAACGTTCATTAACTGGTTTCTGGATACGGAAAAGCGCAGACAGGAAATTACTAATTTTAGCTAGTAAATTGGACAGTAATGATTTCCCTTTTGCTGCCTGTTGCGCCAATTTTTGATTAGCAGAAATATCAATACTGTTCATGATTTCCCGTACACCATCATTAGATAGTGCTAATGAAATAAATTCAGCTAATTGACCTTCAAATGGTTTATGAGCATAAGGCTTTAATAATTTTTGTAATGCAGCACCAGCTACTGGATGATTCATTGCAGCAGTATATGCAGCGATTAATTGTCCTTGTGCAACACGAAGTTCAGGTGTTGATTTTGTACTTAAAATTGCTTTAGCAGTTGCAGCATGAATAAGTTCATGCAGCATTGTTTCATTCATTTTCTCTGGAGATAAATGAGAAGCGACTACTACTGTATTGGTTACTGGATCGTAATACCCATCTCCTTTCCCGGTATATTCTTTTGCTTGTTTTGACAAAATACGAACTGAGGTATCGCCTACCAATTCAGTTAATAATTGAGCAATACCCATAGCTGCTTGTGATTTTGCATAACCCAATACAAAATCATCCCCTAATTGAGAGAGAGGAATTGGTTTACTTTGGTTACGTAAAGTAACTTGCCATGTAGGAACAAATGGGTGCATAAAAGCTAACTGGTTTAATCCAGATTCTGGCTTCACTTCTGTAGTTTGCCCCGGCACAACAAACTGAGTAACTGACTGAATAGCATCAAAAGCTGCCTGTCTACCTTCAGTTAATGTAGTATCCATTTCTTGAAGTGCTTGAATATAATCCCCTTCTTTATCTAATCCAATTCGTTTAGATAATAAGTCTTGAAGGGATTTATTTTCACGCATATCAGCAAGCATTGCTGGAGAGGTAAATTTATTAAATACAGTATGGAAAGCATTATTCTTTTTTGCTGCTTCCAATACATTTGTATTTAATTCATGCCCGCCTTGTTCCATCTGATCAATACCAAGATAGATAGCATCCCAAACCATGATTCCCTGTAATGCAGCTTTCGTATCTTTAATGGTCATTGCATCATTTAAGTACACAGTAAATAACGGACCTACCCCACGATGCTTATATTCTAAGGTTGGAGTTGAATGCCATTTGGTGTAATTCAAACCAAATGATTCACGATCTTTATTTGGTTTAGTGATTGTTTTTACTTCACCACTTAAACCATTAGGATTTTCTAAATCGTTAGTTAGAGACACCCCACTTAAACCAGTAAATACAGATGAACTATCTGAGAACTGATACGAAGGAAAAGTGTCTTCATGATTACGAATATGTTGTTTAATTTCTGCTAATGACGGTCCCAGTAACTTGTTTGCTGCTGGTATATTAGTCATATATTTCTCATTGAAGTTATCAGCAGAAATATTATGCATTTGGATTAGCCCGTTCATGTGTGAACGTTGCATACCAAACATTTTATCATAGGCTTGCACATATGGAGCGCCTACTAAATTACTCATCGCAAGTTCAATTGCAGCTTTAACCGGAAAACGTAATCTCAACTCTCTAATATCATCATTAGGTAAAAAGTAAATATCATCATTAACTTCACCAGTTAAAGTTTGTAAATCAGTAGTGAGTTGTTTGATTGCTGCTTTATTCTTTTCTGGATTACGAAGTAATGTTGCATATTCTCTTTCAAAATACTCAATCATTTTAGAAGTAAATGCAGACATCAATGCTTTATCACCAGAACCATAATTAGCATTGTTTACGATTGGTTTAGCAGTGCTGCGATTATAGATATCCCAAACACGATTAATAATATCGTATGCTTTTGAGTTATCTTGTTTTAAATTTTTATCAATAATTTTTTTGGCTTCTGCTGATACAGCTTCATATACATCAGCGCCATTCATTAACTCGCGGAAGTCAGCATTAGTAATTTGACCATCTACATGAAAACCAGCTCTAGCTAATTTCTTAATAGATTCAGCAGTTAGTTTACCATCCGGTCCTACCTGACAGCCGTATTGCAAAATAGATACTGACGTACCATTTGCCATCCCATCTACTTCATAAGTAATACTGGTTTCAAAAGGTTTACCAGAACGCATTTGAGCAAGCGTCATAATTGCTTTCAGTGTTGCGCCTTCTTCTTTCTTAGCAGCATAAGCAGCTAAAGGAGCAGCATTAACTGATTGGTTGTTTAACAATGCTTCTGCAATATCAATCAAATCAGCATGATCTGTTTTGAATTTTTCCAGTTCATTATGGATTTTAGTTAATGAATCTTTATCAGTCTTAATGCCCAAGCCTTGTGCAATCGCCATAGTTAAAAAGAAGCCACGTTTAGTATTACTGCCCTGTACAGGGTCAAAAGTAACGTGAGCATCTTCTACAGGGGCATAATGACGATGTAATTTATGCAAGTGTGGATTGAGATAATCAGACTTAATATTCATACGCCCCATGGAGGTAAATCCATAGTTAAACGAGATACTAGAATCCAAACCAGATTCTTCATTTAGTACTAAGTCTTTTGTATCTTCAATACGTTGTAACGCATTTTCGATAGACATATTTTTACCTACAACAGAAGAACGTTCTGTGTAATGTAAATTGGCTTCGGGTACTTGATAACCTAATGCTACTTTAATGGCACTACCCATATTGTTAATAAAATTATCGAATGTTTTATCAATACGATATTTTACTGCAGCCATCTCTTTAGCTTTTTGTCTAAAGGTTTCCGGCACATCCATTAATGAGTTAATACGAGGATTAGCAGAGCCTGCTTTATTGATATGAATAGCACTTTCAGGTACTGGAGTATTAAACAAACCAGATAATTTATTGATAGATGAACGTACTTTAGTATTTTCTTGCATATCAAAGTACGTGTCATCTTCTAATTGAACATAGGTAGTAATTTTTTCTTTACCATCACTATCTACTTGTTTATCTAAGTTCTGTTTAATGGTTTTCTGGTTAAACATATTGGTAAGTAATTCCATACCAATACCTGAAATCAAAGCTGATTCTAAAGCAAGAGGGGTATCTTGATTCATCTTCAAACCAGCAATAGCTAAGGTTTGTTTACCTAAATCATTTACGATATAGGAAGTTTTGACCCCAATAAATTTATACTTTTCAATTATATCTGCATCAAGTGCATGTTCATCCATACCAAGCATATAAGCAATCTGACTTGGTGTGTTGTACATGGTTTCTGCACCACGTTTATACTTCCAATTTGTACCAGCAATAGCCATGGCATAAATGATTTCAGGGGTCATTTTACCATCAGCATCTTTGAAGTTATTCATTGGCTGATTCATACGTGAAAGTACTAACGCACGTAATGAAGTATTCCCTTTCATACCAAGAGAAGATTTAGCATTAAAAGTTTTAGATAACTGGTCTGCTAGTTCTTGTGTTTCCATAATGTACGTTTTCAAACCAGAAACTAAATCAGCATTTGTGGTATCAATTCGTTTTGATAACTCACTATATGCTTCATTAAATGGTTTGCTTAATGTCTGAGTCAAACCAGAAATATCATTAGTTTTTCGTACAGTAAGGTAACGTTTAACTGGATTGCTTAAAACATCATTACGAGTATCTTCATTGTTAATATCTTCAATAGCTTTCTGCCATTGAGCATTTTCTTGGTGATTTCCTTTACTTGGTTTATTAGCTTCACGAGTAAAACGAGATTCTCCATCCTTCATCTGGTTTGCATAATCATGAAGGTCTTCTAGCTTCTCCAGATAGCTTGGTTGAGTTTCTTCAACAGGAGCAAGAGAATCTTCAGGGGTAACTTCTGAAGTTGTTGTATCTGATTTGGCTCCGTCATTGATTCCGGTAGCAGTTGGCGCTTGTGCTGCAGAATCAGGTTTTGTTACTTGTTCAGAAGTAGCCTGATTTTCCTCTTCGGCAATAGCGTCTTTCCATGCTTGATCAGAAACGATTTTTTCTTCTTGTGCCTGTTCATTAGTGAAAGGTTCTAATCCTGCCTCAATACGAGCTTGATTCCATTTATCGAGCTCTGCTTGTTTTTGCGCGAGTTCCTGTTCTACGTTACTACTTACTTGATTCTGTTTAGTAGGTTTTGTTATATCGCTTGATCCTACTGCACTCTCCACAGGCGCTACCGCTTCCTGTGTCGGTGCAGTAGTCTCTGCGCTCATAGTTACATTAGGAGCAGGAGTAGTGTAAGCAGAAACCAAGTTATTTAAGTGTGTTCTGCCTTGTTGTAAATAAGCCAGTTCATCTTCTTGTTGTTGAATCAACATTGCTGGATTTTTATGTTTTACATTGTATTCAACATAGCTTGGTGTTTTACCATCTTTCTGGAATTGTCCCGGAACTTCACGACGAACAACATCAGCACCAGTTTGTGTAGCTTCTTCACGAGCACTTGCATAGGTATCTCTAAAAGCGTTTAAACGATCAACTCGTTGATTAATAAAATTATCTAATTGAGCTAAGACAGTAGTTGCTCGATTGGTTTGATTTGCATTCAAAGCGCTACTGATAGTTTTAGCAAAATTTTCTAAACCACGAAATTCAGCAGTACCCGTCGATACGCCACTACGTACATCAGATGAATTAGCTGATAAAACATCTTTTAATGCAAGTGTACTGGTAAGAGCTTTTACTTCATTTTGGTATTGGTCTTCTTCACCAGAAGCACGAACATGGTCAAGAATACCTTGTAATTCTTCTGGTTTACTTTCAGCAATCATTCTACGAATATCAGCTTTAAACTGAGTACGTGCTTCTTCAGTTTTAGGCATAGATTGAGAAGTAAGATACTCATTTACTCGAGCTTTAGTTTCAGCAGTTAAGGTAGCACCGTACTCTTTCATGTTACTGCCCATAGCAGCATGAAGAGATTTTAATTTAGTTAAACGAGAAGCCAGTTCTTTATTAACTGGATTGCCCTCTTCTTCATCTACTGCTGCTTCAATTTCTGCTGCTTTAATATCTGCAGACAATACAGTACGTAAATTAGAAAACTTATTTAGTGCATCTAATTTTTCTTGTTCAGTAGCAGAAGTACTATTAAAAATTTGACGTAATGTACCTGCACCTAATTGAAGGTCTTTAACATCCTGCCCGTTAGTAGTTGGGTCCGGCTGTACTGACTGCACTGTTTCTGTTGTGCCAGTATCAGTAGGAGCAGCATCAACAGCAGGCTGTGGATTAATAGCTTCTTCAACTGCATTCAGTCCTCTTTCCGCAGCTTGATTTTGATAGGTAGCTAACTTTTCTTTACCTGCTTGAACAGCTTCACCTACATTACTTATTGAACGCAAAGAACCTGCTCCCATACCAGAAGGGGCAGCACCTAATAATGCTTGAATACCTGCATCAACAGCACCTTCTGATAATGATTGATCTGGATTGATTTGCTGTTGTGCATAGTTTTGAGCAACCTGTCCTGTCACAGATTGTGGAATTTCTTCTACAGTTTCATGAACACCACCACCAAGAATGTTACGAGGAATAGCAGTTAAACCTTTAGCTTTACCTACAATACCAGCTTCAAGGTCTAAAACGCCTGTACCTTTTGATACTGCTAAAGCCAGCAACCCTTGACCTAATGCAGGAATAACAGAGGCATTATCAGCAATTGCTAAACGTAATTGTTCTGGAGTAGCATCAGGGTTCTGAGCACGAATCTGGTCAATATTAGGAATCTGGTTTAATTCGTCATCTGACAAGCCAAGAGTAAATTGGCGTACACCTGATACAACTCCACCAGCTTCACCAGAAGCAATAGTTGCACCTGCAGCAATACGAGCACCTTGTTCAGCATTCTTTAATCGTTGTGCAGCTACTAAAGCTTCATCAGCACCAGTAACAGTACGAGCTAAACCAGCAGCTTTACCTGCAGCACCTAATAACATGGCTTGAGCTACTGAAGGGGCAGCTTCTGCCGCATAGGTAATAGCAGCATTAGGCGCATCAGGAATAGCCTTAACACCTGCCACTACTTGATCAAGAATAGGAGAGATAGCTGAATTGGCTTCATCTTCTGTAGCACCTTGAGACAACAAGTATTCTTTTTGTTGTTGTGCTTTAGTTGCAGCATCAGCAGTAGCTTGAGTTAAAGCAGCACGTTGTTGTTGAGCAGTAGGAGAATAGTTTTCTGATAATTGTTGTGCAGTTTCTCTGCCCCAATTACCAATATCTGATAACACTCCTCCATTACCAGGAGTTACTGAATCCAATAAATCAGCAGTACTACCTGCAATATTTGCAGCACCAATACCCAAACCAGTAGCAATATCAGAACCTGTTCCTGCATTATTAAATGTTTTTTCTTGTTGGGTTTGTAACCACAACTGAGTAGGTACTTTAGTATTACCACCTAATTTAGGGGCATAGGTAGAAACAAAATTATCCAATGACATATTGGATGCATCTTCTTTTTCTAATGCGGTAAGTACTTGTGCATGTTGTTCTGCAGGACTTTGGTTATAAAAGTTAGAATCAGAAAGAGCTACTTGTTTCTGTTTAGAAGCATAACGTAATTGTTCTTGTTTCTGTTGAACTACAGAATCTAATTGGGTATTTGCCATGGGAAGAAACCTCTGGTGAATAGTCTTGATTAAGAATACTGCAACCAGAGGTTATTACTAACTATTTTTTAGTACTATGTGTTTTTAAATATTGCTGCCATTCAGAACGTGAATTAGGATTTTTAGCTTGTGCTTTCCATTCTTTATATAAGGCTGCATTTTTCTCTGTATCACTTAAATCAACCGCATTACCAAGAACAGAAAGACCTTTCGATACTATACCAGATACGCTACCTTCAGGTGCTTGATAATTTGTATTACCAAAATTGATATTCAAGTTAGAAGGTACTTTAGGTTGTGCTGCAGTCACTGCATTAACCGCGCGAACAGTTCCAACCTTTTTCATTGCTTCTATTTCAGCATCCCTTTTATCAATTTCTTTTTGTAATCTCTCTGTCTCAGTCTCCGTAACTTTAATGTCTGGAATATTAAATCTTACTTCAGAACCATCTACCTTACCCCCTGCTCCAATTATTCTACGATACGCATTTAATGTAATAGCAGAATCTTTATCTAACTGGGTTTTAGCAGTATTGGCATTAGTATTTAATTGGGAAACCAGTTGCTGCACTGCTTCCATACGATTACGCTGTTTGGCAATTGTAGCTGCCATATCTGCATAGTCACCACTATCAGTATTTGTAAGTGTTTTCTCAAATAAAGAAGCAACCATAGGTAACTCACTACCATCATTAATAGGTTGTTGTCCTAAAGCCAATAACGCATTATTAATTCCTGTATAGTCATCATTGGATAAATTCTTATCTTTGCCTACATATTTAGTGATGTCATCTGGAGTACCTACTCGCTCATAATTAGCAGCATATGTAGGGTCGATACCAAATTTTTTATTTAATTCTAATGTTTGTGTTTTTACTGCTTTATCTAATTTTTCAGCTGCATTATTAGTAAGATTAGTTACTGTATTAATCGGTCCTGCTTGGTCAGCAGTAAAACGATAGGCACCATTTTTAATATACTCATCTCCAACTTGTTGTAGAGACATATAATATTTTTTATCCGCTGGGTTTAAGTTATCTAAGAAACCAGTCATTGTTTCAGTTAAATCAGCCCCTTTCTGTTTACCTGCTACTAATGCTTGAATCAAATTAGATTGAAGTTCTGAAGGGTGAGTTTCAGCATCATAACGTTGTTTTTGTAGTCGTAATGATGCTGAAGCATTAGCTAATTGAGCTTGCTGATACCGTTGTTGCTGTAAACGATCACGAGCAGCAATACTTGCATTTGCAGCTTCATCGCCATAAGTTGTATTCTGTAATTGAGCACTAATAGCATCACCAGTTTTAATATCACCATTACCATATGCTTGCAGCATTTGATTAAAAGCAGATTGATATTGTTTCTGGTCACCTAGAGTACGCACAGTTTGCTCATTCTGCATACCTTGAGCAATCACATTACCTTGATTACCAAATGCGTCAGAAACCAATCCAGCATCAATCTGTCCACCATAAGGAGACAGGATCTGATTCAGGTCTGTACCTTCTAATTGATTTAGGTCTTTAATTGCCTTGATCTGATTAATCGCAGCCATAGTATTATCCTTGGCTTGCAAGTCCCAATTTGCTTTTTGCGTGTCTAATCTACGTTGTAAAATATCACCAATTTGAGCAGCACCCTGATTCATCAATTCACTGCCGGAAGCCAGTAAAGAACCTACTCCTCGTAAATCTGGGGCATCTACATTACGCCATGTAATCGCCATATCTATTCTCCTTACATACCGTATTTAGAAACGTATTGGTCAGCAGTCATACCATTCAACGCTGAATCACCACGAGCAGCCATACGGTTAGCTTGATTTGTCAGGCTATTATTATATGAAGTCTTTGCAGCCGCCATATTGGTATTAAATGCCTGCTTCTGGAATTCAAATTGTTTCTTAGCTAGTTTGTTTGCTTGATAGCCATTCCACATAGACATCAAACCAGATAAAGCACCAACACCCTGACCTAGCGGGCTAAGGGCTTGTTCTTTTTGACCTCCACTTCCTAACAACCATTCCCATGTTGATTGTTGTGTTGGTAGAGGTGTGGGAGTTAATGATGGGTTTAACCACTCAGAATTTTGTGGCGTACTGATAGGGGTAAGGATACTGTTTTGTGAAGTAATAGGAATTGTATATCCATAATCTGAGTTATTAAATTGGCTATCTTGCCAAGTACTAAAATTTAATGCCATGTTGATAATCCTCTTAATAATCTAGTGTAAGCATAGTATCTACATAATCAGTAATGATATCTAAACTTAATACTCCCGGATTGGTCATATGACAGTGACGGTAGTAATAATCAGATACAGTTTCAGTAGGATAATAATCTACTTTGGTGAATAACATTAAGGGGTCTAATGTATTTGTTGACGTCATTTCATCAATTTTTTCATAAATGGTTTTTAGTTGATCTTCAGCACTTGTTGTAAATTCTGACATTTCAGACATGATTTCAGCAGTAGATGCTTTTAATGCTGCCCCAATTCCATTCATTGCAGAAGTTACTGTTTGCATTAAATCTAATGCCCACGGCATAGTAGATAAGCCATTTAAATTACGGTAACCATACATTGCTGCTACTACTGCAACAATAGCCACAATGGTAGCATTCAAACCAAGAACTTTTACTGCAACTTTAATAATTAAGCTAACAGCAACAGCTATAGCCATTTGTGTAGCAATTGCAATCGTAGCTTCTGTTGCGGTTGTTGCAGCAGCTAACCCACCCCCTACAGGAGGAGCAAATACAGCAACTACAATCGTAATAACAATCATTACAAATTGAAAAAACCCAGTTTGATACCATTTTAGTTTATAGGTTTCTACCGAGTTCATTAGAATATTTATACACTCATACATTAAGTCTATTCGCTGATTGGCAGATAATTGAGAATTATAAATATAAGAATTTAAAGGAACTAAAAAATTATTATTATCGGTATTGTTTACTACCTCGTCTAAAGAAGTTTCTACACGTCCAAATAGATTTGCAATATGATTAGTATGCCGTAAACCAACTACAGTTAACTTACTATAAGTAGTAGCTGTAATTTGTTTTTTTAGAACAAGTTCACTTTGTTCTGTATAAAAAGAACCACTAAATATACTTACTGATTCAAAACCAAAACGTCTTCTAGCTTTAATATTTATCTGTTTATCTACTGTACCTATTTTACCTATAACCCCTGTTATTACATCTTCAGTAATATACAAATAATTGATAGTACTTCTATATTGAGAGTCTGTTACTGTAATCCTATTCATAGGAGGAGTACCTGTAGTGTACCCCTGCTCAAAATTAAACAACCAATTGTTATAACTGGTTTCTGTGTAAATAGAGTTATTTTTTAAATATAAAAAATATTCATACATATATGCAATTACAGAATCAGCAGTAGAATCCATATTAAAACCAAGAATTATAAAAGCATGGTCTATATCCCCAATATCTGGATTGGATTCCACTCCTTCTAATACATCATCTAAAGTTATCCCGATTTTCTTTAATAATTTTTTAGCAGTAGGGTAAGCGGGTAAATTAGATAATGATTGGTTGTTTAAGCGGATAGGAACTACAGGGTAATAAGGTGCTTGTTGTACGCCAATATTTGTTGGAGCTAATTCAGGATAGGTATCATCTCTTTCTATATTATAAACAAAAAATTTTCTATTACCTGTAGGTTGCCCTTCTGTATCTACGAGATAATAAATAGCAGTAAGATATAACATAGAAAATATAGCCGGGGATGCTTCAGAACTGGGTCTAGATATATGTGCTGTAATTATGTCATATGAGATCGTTTGTGAATTCCAAACCCTATAGGAATAAGTAACAGTAATTACTAAAAAACCAGTTATTCCCGCGCTAATTAATGTGCAAATATGTCCATTATATGTAAAAGTATTTTCTACCCAATCATATCCTACTGAGCTTAACCAATCTAAAATAAAAAATTTACCATCAGGAGTATCTGATAATGATGCTTGTTCGATATAAACAGATGCTCCTTCTATTTGTTCTAATACATTACTTAATGCTTCAGTATCTACATAATATCCTGCAAAAGTTCCTGTAGGTAATCCATAATAATAGTGATCTCTTCCATAAGCATAATAACGTTTTGCATCAATACTAATGTTATCAGTCATTGCTGCTTGCAATGCTGCTGCTATATCGTTTCCAGTAAGGATTGCATTACGAATAGTTGAAGGAATAAATTTTGGATTCTCTTCAATAAGAGACATAACTTGAGAGGCATAAACAGTAACTGAACTACTAAATAATCCCATAATAAATTAAGGGGCTTTACAGCCCCTTCCTCGCTATTAAGATGCTGCCGGTATTGTTACTCCAATACCATCACAAAGTTTTTTTACCATTGCTCCAATAGCTGCTGGATGCATATTTGTGTTTTCAACTGTCATACTATCATCAGTAGATAATTGAGTAGCTAAGATATCTAAAGCCAGTTTAGCAGCTTTCTGTTCAGCATCTCTTGTAAAACCAGTTGTTTGAGCAGCATACAATGCTTTCTGTTGCCCTACGATACCTGCATATCCATCTTGCGTCTGAGCAGTCTCAGTAATGGTTTTTTGTTCAATCAAACCACGTTGAGCAGCATCAGTTAATACTTGAGAAGCAATCAACAATGTTTGTTGTTCTGTTTGTAATTTCTCTAAAGCTAACTTCTCATTTTGAAGTTGTAACTGTGCTTTTTGTAATTCGAGTAATTCAAGTTGCGTTACTAAAGTTGCAGCTTGAATAGCTGCTTGATCTTTTGTTAATAGGAACTGGATTGCTTGAGCCAAAGTAGCATTTAAAGCAGATACATATACCTGACCATAATCTGATTTAGTAATACGATCTGCTTGAAATTCTGATTGTAGTTGAGCAGCTACAGTAGCCATCAACTTATCAAAAATACCAGTACCAGTGACACTACCTGACGTAATGTCATCAATAGTTAATGGCGTAATATCAGGTAAGGTCACTGACATGATTTAATCCTTAATCAATTGAATGACGAGCTGCTTGTTCTTTAGCTAAATCTTTCAGTTCTTGTTCTGTCAATGGTGGCAGAATTTCAATATTGAATTCTTTAATCAATTTACCTTTACGAGTTTTCTCCCCATTAGGTAATGGCGCAGTTACAAATACCTGACACATTTTTTCTTGTAATGCATTCAGAATAATTTGAGGAATGTGATAAGGCTTGTCACTATTGAATGGGATAAACTTAGTGAAGTTACCTACTACGTCATTACCTGCTGAGAACACTTCACCCGGCCATTCTTTTTTAACTGGATTGAGACAAGCAATTTTAACTCGAATTAACTTACCTGCTTTTTGTTTATGCGCGTTATAAAGTTCACGTTTTGTTTTAGGAGTATGTGCTACTTCTTCATCAGTTTCTACTGATAACTCTTGAGTTACTTTTTCACGTAAAGCATCTAAGCCAATATTAGGAGAAAACTTAATACCCATACGTTTAGCAGTTACTTTCAATTCTGCTAGTTCAGTTTCAGGAGATAAATCTTCTTGCATTTCTAGTTCTTCAGACATCGTTTAAACCTCTTTTTTAATTGGGTGATACCAATAGGAGTAAAGCCCTACCGAAGTAGGGCTATGAACATTACAGTGGCGCAACAGTTTTAATAACTGCCAGACGCTCAGTACGTAAAGGCATAAAGCCATAGTACCATTTAATAGAAGCAAAACCTTTTTCACCATATGGGTCAGTACGGTCAGCAGTTGCTTCCCCCGGCATCTTAGTGATGATTTTGAATTTCACATTACTGCCACTGGTTTGGAAACCAATTGTAGTAAAGGATTCAGCACCAACAACTAACATAGGGAATACGTCATACTTATTAGAAGTAGTACGATAACCGTCATTAGCTGCAGTAGCACTAGCCCCTGCACCAGCCCAATGCTGCATTTCTGGCACAACCACAATACGGAAGTTACCTACCGCACCGATTTCACCATTCAACACATTACCCGCATCAGCATATTTACGTACTGGAACGAATGCTTGATTACTGAAAGCATCTTGCATATCTTCAATAATTGGCTGAACTTCAGAACCAATATACATAACGAAACCATCAGAAATAGTTGCCGTATCAATCATACGAGAACCTTTAATGATTTTGGTTTGTTTTGGTGTACGGTTATCAGTCAGTGTAATTGCCAGACGTTGCAGCGTTTTATAGGTAACAACAGAAACATCTGTGCCCTCACCAGTAATTTCTGCAGCAGAAGTGGCAATACCACCATAACGAATAACACCAGCAGAGTTCAGCAGATCAACTTGCAAAGCATCTTCGTTAATTTCATCAGCGCCCAGAATCATTTCACGAGACATATGCTGATACAGTTCAGCGTCAGAATCGAAATCCAAAGATTCTTGAGTGTATTCAGAGAAGAAACCCATTTTCTCTAAAGAGCCTTCTACAACAATACGTGTAAAACCAACACGGTTAACACGACCACCTGTTTCTGACAGAACAGGGAGTTTAGAAGTAATCGTACCGATATCTTTAGAAGAACCATACAAGTTACCGTTGTCATAAACAGCACCAGCAGCATCCAGACCTTGGTCATTCATGTTGCGGTCATCTAACAAAGGCAGATAATGGAATTTTTTGATTTTTTTACCATAGTTTTTAGGCATGGTAACAACATCAGCCAATGGGCTGAAATAACGTTCTTTAGCAGCTTCAATTAATGCAAGCTTCCAATAGTACGATTCATTAATCTGTTCGCCGATTGTTGATTCAGTAGTACCCGGATTGTTGTACTGGCCTACGTTACTAGCTACACCTGTTACTGGCATAAATCACCTCAATGTTTTTGGTTAGTAATTTTGAGAAATTCTTCATCCGACATAGACAAAGGGTCAAATTCACTCTTTGGTTTAGTCGGAATTGATCGCGGATTAGCAACCGCCCGTTTTTTATTACTGTTGTCCTTTGAAGGCTGCTTAGTTACTTTAGCAACGGGATCTGTTGTTGGAGGTACTACCTTCGGTAACAGTTTACCTTGCTGGTGTAACTCATTACCTACTGTGTAGTAAGCATGAATCAAAGGCATATCAGCTAACTGACCTAGCATTTTACGTTTATCGACTTCAGCCATAACCTTGTCGTAAATACCGTTTGCCATATGGTCACTTAAATGACTTAGTATTTTCGGGTCTTTAGAAATTTCACTTTTACTGGCTCCATCCATTGAAGTGATTACTTGAAGAACATTTGGATAGTATGTGGGATTGGTTTCACGGATAGAATCCAGAACTTCCCCAACTTCCATTTCAAGCTCACTTACTTGATATTGCCCAGGTGTGTATTCTGGACTCGTATCTAAATCAATTGATAATGGGTCTACCCCACTATCTTTAATTAACTTATTAATTGCATCTGGATTCTTTTTATCCAAATCAATTAAGTAAGTTAATTTTTCTTCGCTTAATAAACCATTATTTTCTAACATTTTCAAGATACGTAGATTAGGTTTTAATCCCGCCATCTTTTTAGAATAGTTAGCGCCCATCTGCATTAAAGCTACAGCTTCCTCTACAGACTCTATTTTTAATTCTCGCCCATTAGCTTTAAATGGTGCAAATAATTTAGCTAACTGTTCTTCAGCACTTTGAGAATTATCTTCTTTTTCTTCCTCAACTGTTTCCTCAGTCGATTCATCATCAGTAGATGACTCTTCTTCAGTTGGTTCAGTTTCTTCTACTAATTCTTCAGTTTCTTCAGTAGATTCATCAACTTCTGTTTCAAGGTCTTCATTAGAAGTAACATCAGTATCTTCCTCTTCAATATCAGAAACTGTATTAAGACTTTCCCCCTGACGGAGGAAGTCATCATCAGACATATTTAAAACATCGGACATTATTCATCCTCCCCAGTAACTACATCTAAACGAGCATTTTCTAATTCTGTAATAGAATCAGCAGCTTTAGCACCTTCTACTTCAACCATATTCAAGAATTGTTGTAGTTCAGAAATAGCTCGTAGATCTCCCATAAGTAATGCTTGATTGGTTGGAGATTGCATAGCAGGGGAAGCCAATAAACTTACTGTACGTGCAGCTTGCTGTACAAAGTAAGTATGTCCAATCAACAGATTAAAATCAGCATTGCCTTTAAGACGACGAAGCGCATCAGCTAAATTAACTTTCTGTTGCGCTTCTTGGATACTTAATTCAATCATTTGTTCTTGGTTCATTAACGTATGTCCTCTTATAGAGATTTACGGGGGTTAGTATTTAACACATTTTTCAATATTTCTAATCGAGCATTAGATTCTGCTTGATGCCCAATTTTCTGTAAATCACGTTCTTGTTTAACCCCAGATTCTTGTTCAACAAAATCGAGATTATTTTGATCAACTTGAGATTGAACTAATCCAGCTTGTGCTTCTGCCAAACCAGCTTTATTCATATCTAAGTTCGCACCAGCTAAAGTAGCTTGGATTTGAGCTTCTAACAATTTATTTTTAAGTATAGCTTGTTGTTGTGCAAGCATTTTCATTTGCTGATCGAATGGATCAGGCTGTGGTTGGTAGTTTTCTATTGCATGAGCAATGTCAGGCATTTTTCTTAATTTAGCTATTTTAGAAATTAAATGCTGTGTCACTTCAAAAGGAATTGTGTTCCCCATTGTTTGTAACATAAATGCTAATTCCTGTGCTTTTGCATTATCAGTTTCAGCAGTACTAATTTCCAATTTAATATCAAATCTACCTTTTAAACTATCACGACGAATAGTTTTAAACTGGTCATTAGTAATACGAATAACTTCTTCTTCTGAAAGGAATTCAGCATTCATTGCTAAAATACGTTTACCTATTTCAACAATACCTGCCGATAAACGTCTGAGAATACCCATCTCACGTTTACTTGCTGCATCCAATACAGAACGTACACCTGCAGCAACATCGCCTAATGATTCACCTGAGAGGCCGCCAGAGAATGCTTTTACTCCAGTAAGAGCTTCTGCTTCATTATTTTGATAATCAATCATAAATGGGGCAGATTGCGGAATCTCCGCAAACTGGTGGGTGTAAACCACAGAAGAGGGGTCAGGAATATTACCATTAATTTCATAGTCTTCCCCAGCTAAGAACTTACGTCTGTTAATTACATCCAATGCATCTTTACGAATACCTTTTTGCCCATTAGCAGAACGAGCCATTAGGTCAATCATACCTCGAGTAACTGCACCAATAATGGCTTGGTTATCCTCAAGTAATGCACCGTCAGGGTCACCATAAACACTATTCTTAATAGGGAGATAAGGAACAAATACAAATGGTAAACGTTGATCCGGGTAAGGATTTTCTTCCATACGAATACAAGTATTGTTAACCCAAGTAGCAATAATTGGTTTTAATACTCCATCGTTATTAATATCCCATAACCCCCAATATTCATAAGCAGTAAATTTCTGACGATTACTATCAGTAAAGTTACGACTTAAATAAGAGGAATCCAATGCAGCTTCATCTGCTTGAGCAATCGTATTTTTTTCATTAGCAGTTAGTTTATCTAAATCAAAATACAAACCAGTTTTAGATAATTCAGCTACTGAAGTTTCAAAGCGATAAATAACAAAGTTTGCCTTTTCTACATCACCTTTACAAAGAGGGTCTATCAACACATCTTTATAATCGCAGATAGTTAAATCAGGTTGGTTTACTAATACTTCTACTGTATCCACTTTTTGTTGGCCTATTTGTACAGCCCATACAGGAGATTCATTTTCAGTAGTTGCATCAATACTTTTTTGAATAGCATCAGGCAATAAAGCTTTCTGGCTTGGGTCAGTAAGTACTACTTGAATAGCGTCCATTAATTGTTGCATGTTTTCTTCTGGACATACGACATATTCATAAATAGGAATAACTTCTGTTTTAGGGACTTCTTTATAATTCCAACTTACACGAACAATTACTGTACCTTCGTTTACACAAGTACGTACATACTCATCAATAAATTTAACTTTATTGAGTTGATTATTGAATTGGTGATTCAATACTAATTGATTTTCTTCTGCTGACTCACCATCTTCCCAAGTAACTGGATAAACAGAAAAAATATTATCAGATGATAAAAACGGTTCTGATAATGCAGCATAACGCCATTCGGCATTTTTACGAATTAACTTAGGCTGCACAGAACTTCTATTTTTATTCTTATTAGCGATCTTCGCACTACCAGTAATATGTAAGTTATCTAAGTGTCTTGTGACCTTCTCAGATACCTTTGTATGCGTTTCTCTGGCTAAGGCATAATCTTCTTTTAGTTGAGTAACAGAAGGTACGTTAGCCCATTTAGGGAGCCTACTGGATTGCTCTGGAATCTGGTTTTCATTACCCATATTGACCTCATAGTAAAAGTAATATCAATCCAGTAATGAATTGACTTTTCTTTATTCTACATCTTGTTTGGACAAGTACCACTCTACAGGTTTAGTATTTTTAGGCACAAACCAATAAATATAGGAGTACATATGCGATTTCGAGTAACTGGTTTAAATATGCACGGTATACAAATTACAAAAGATGTTAAGGCAAATTCAAAACAAGAGATACTCTCTAACTTATCTCGTTTTGGTTTTAGTGAGATTATCCATACTAAACAACTAAAGGGGTAATCTATGACTTCGCCATTAACACTTATTCAATTGTTAGAAAAAGAAGATTTCCCAATCCATGAAATCCCCCATAGTTACAACTGGCTTGCTCAAGATGCAGTATCAAAAAAGATATTTGCTTATCGTAGTAAACCCATTCGTAATGGGGATTTTGAATACACTGCTGTAGATGGTGGGTGTGTTTACTATGTTACTTTAAAGGAGATAGCACATGACTGGGAAAATCCAGTACATTTAGTTTCTTATCGTGAAAAACCAAAGGAAGTAAAACCAATGACAGAAGCCACTAAAGAACAACCTATGCCTAAAGGCAAAGGTACTCCGATTGTTTCATTAGTTGTAAAGGATTTAATGGATCGTGCTTTTGAAGGTACAGAAAAATATGGGGAACCATTAAAGAAATTTAATTCTCGTAATGCTGCTGTAGATGCTTATCAAGAAGTCTGTGATCTAGCTATGTATTTACGTCAAGATTTAGAGGAACGTGCTGAATTAGCTGAAGAATTGATTGATATGTCTAAAGTGCTTTCTTCTATCAACCCTTATATTGCTTCCCGTCTTATTGAAATTTCTAACATCCTTAATCCTAAAGGCTGAGATCAGCGAATGTTGATTACATCATAATCAACAGCCTTCAGAGGAAGTATTGCTATTCGGGTTCTACTTCCTCTTTTTCATCTAAAATCTTCGCTTTCTTCAATTCCAAAATTTTAATTTTTGCTGTTAGGCATTGTACGTACAGAGTAACAGCACCAATTATCAGCCCTAGAATCCCCGTAAGCACTCCGATATTTGGACCGAGCCAAGCCCATACATTTGCAAGCCAAGTAAATAACATAGTTCCTGCCACCGTTGCTGCTGCTCTCACATCTTGGAGATAATTTAACAAGGAGTTAAACATATAAACCCCTCCTGTTGCTTTCTCTGCAAAATAGGCTTATTGCTATACATTGACGTTATCCTTATAAACCAGTGATATCCCTGCAATAGCAGGTTATTTTAAAGATAACATACACACCCATTTGGCAATAGCCTAAGGATAAATAAATGACAACGAAACGAAATGTTTTAACATCAGGAGTAGGGGTAGTTGTTTTAGCAGCTTTACTTAAATTTACCCCTTATTTTGAAGGCAATAAAAACTACGTGTATTTAGATCCAGTAGGTAAACCAACATGGTGTACAGGCATAACTAACAATACTTTAGGTAAAAAAATTGTTGTAGGTAAAACATACTTTACAGATGAAGAATGTGGACAATTATTAAAAGAAGAATTGATTAAACATAATCAACCCTTTGAAAAGTTATCTTTTGATATTGCCCCTGAACCTTGGATTGGTTTATTAGATTTTCATTTCAATACTGGAGCATTAGGAGGAAATGCAGGTATAGCAGTAAAATTACGAAACCAAGATATTCATGGTGCTTGTCAGAAAATATTAGAATACCGTTACATCAAAGTTAAAGGAAAGTTATTGGATTGCTCTATTAAAGCTAATAAATGTACGGGTATTTGGACAAGACGCTATGCTGAAAACAGAGTATGTTTAGGACAAATAACTGTAGATGAATTTTTAACAAGTGTAGGTGCTTTACCAACTGGAGGACAAACCAATGAAATTAACGTTAATTGAGGGCTGGACTAATATTTGGAAATGGTATTCCACACATGCCATGGTTATTTATACAACCTTAATGGCTTACTACGTTCAACTCTCTCCAGCACAAAAAGCTGAATACCCTGATTGGGTTATTTACTGTGTGATGGGGGTAATGTGCCTTTCTTTCGTAATAGGGCGTATTGTTAAACAGGAGTCTTCTACTGTATGAATAGAATAATAGGAGTACTCGTACTAGCCATTATAATTGTTGTTCTGCTCTATACTGGTTTTACTAAAGTAATGGCGCTCTCTGCTGAGAACGCAACACTCAAACAAAATGCCATTACTCTTACTCAAACTAATGAACAAAATTTAAAAGCTATTGCCGATATGAAAGAGCTATCCGATAAAGTGGATAGCTTAACTCTTCAGTTAAAACATATGTCTGAAGTTCAACAGATGCAAACCAATAAAGCTATTGAAGGGATCAATAGTCTTAAATCTAAAGGCGGTGAGTATGAAATGCTCAATACTAAGTATCCTGACGATCCTGCTATTAACTGCGTGTTCCACCCAAGTTCAACCGATTGCAACCCAGACGGTAGTAGAAAAGGTGAAACTATCAAAGTCAGTAATTGAACCTTGGTTTGATTCTAAAGTTGAATCCAGTGATAAGACTGCTGGTGGCGCATTAGATTTAATACTTAGATTAAGAGGTGAGTTACAGAAAGCGGGTAGCCAGTTAAGATATATACGAGAAAATTATGTAGAAAAATAAGCCGGATCACTCCGGCTGTCTCGTTGTTGAATTCAAGTGTCGATATAAGCAGATCGCTTGATGGTGAAGATGCGTAAGTTACGGATAATATTTTCATTAGCTAAAATTACCCAAGTACACATTGAACATCGTATTACCTGAACTAACTCCAATAGAAGCACCTGTCGTTATTGTAAAACGAACAGATGAAGTATTCACAATGCTTGCTGTTATAGATGCGATGTAGTTCGTATCTGCTGCTTTAAGCGTTATTATCGCCACACCATATGTGCCATTATAATAGCCTATGTTTAAAATGCCGCTAAATGATTGCGCGGTAGATGGAGTTTGTGGGAATTGATTATAGATAACAGTTACAGGAATTTGAGCGTATGCAAATGTTCCTGATAAAGTAGGGATCATGCCTTCAAAATCAACGGTTCCTGAAGATGATGCTGCTATATTTACTGATTTATTGCGTTTATCGGATTGCACACGACCAGCATTTGCAATTGTTGCAATCGCTACAGTAGCTGATAGTTGATTATCTATATCGTAAATAGTCCCGTTATCAGAGTTTAGACAATAATTAAAGCCAGATATTCTGGTGTCTCTAACGCGAACAGCTCCGCCGTTATCTACTTTTATGCCAGACAAACCTGCAAATTTTGGATCAGCTACATTACAACTAAATAACCGTAACTCAGATGAACCAGAGCAATACACAGGATTGATGTTATTATTAACCATAGATATGCCGTGAAAATCTAATTTCCCTGAGCTAGATCCAACACAGTGAATGGCATTACCAGAATATAAGTCCTCTAGTTTACCGCCAAAAAATTGGTTTTCTACGCAGCCATCACCAAAATGAAAACCGCCATTACAGGTATGCGCGTATACCCCAGACCAGTAATTATCAGTCACTCCGGAATAAAAATAAAACGCAAAACCGTTACATGCTGATGCCGCAATATTGTCCGCTCTCATAGCGATTACATTACCGGTATATAGCCCATGTGATGTTGCACCGGATAGTAATACATCCTTTACTTTTAGCTTTCTGTCCTTAAATTCACTTCCTGTATAGTCGTGTTCAAGTGAGTATTTTGCTATTTCTGCTGATTCTAGAGTAACACCAATTATCTTTGCTGAACATTTACTAGTAGCTGGAAGTGTTGTTTTAACTAAACTCTTAGTGATATCGAATCCTGTTATAGCTACAATTGCGGAGCCATCAAAGTCCTCTTTAGTAGCTGTAAAATACTGAGCTTGACCATAATACGGAACTTCCATATCTGACTTAATAAAATTCTTTGTCAGCGTAATTTGTACCGTTGTAGCAACTTTCCCTTTTAAGCGACCAAAACCAGCATCTATAGCCTTCTGTAATAGAGCGCCACAGTCTGTTCCCGTTTGAGTCGCGGGATTATAGTCAAAGACTACACCAAATATTGATGCGTCTTCCGACCCGTTATTTATACGTTTTAGTCGCTTCCCGTCGGCATTAACGCATATAGTTCCACCGTTATCTGCGGATACAATATCCGCTGTAACTACAAATACTCCTCCACCTGAAGGAGCATCACCGCGCGCAGCCCAATCATTTCTCCACGAGAGTAAGTTAACCTTATCACCAACATATAAACCAGTAGATGCTTGAAGCGCTGCGTAGGATTCATACGATCCTATAAGATTGAATCCTGACACAACTGATAATTCAGAGCGAAATGTTTCCTGCGTTCTATCAACCCACGCGCCAGCACCAATTCCGCCAGTTGTTGCAGGTGTTGAGCCAGCAGCGACAGTTTTAACTCCGTCCTGAAACCATCCAAACACCTTCCTTGTCGCTTGCTGCCAAACGACATGTGTTTTCAGGGTGATAGTCGCCCCTTCTTCGAAGGAACCATCGACCAGAGTCAGACCGGCTTCTGCATACGAACGACGTAATGTTTCACGAGTAGTAGGTAATACTTCATCCCGTAGGTCATTTACTGGGTTGTACCCAATACCCGTTGTCTTCCACTTAATACCATCCCAATAGTATCTATATGGTGGAAAATCATATTGCTGACCAACGATAGGATTTTTAGGAAACTGTAATTCACTCATTGATTATTCCTTCTGATTTAGCTGAAAATGTTTATCTAGGTAAACTGAATAATACAACTAACCATCCAACATACCTAGAGTGCCAAGCATACATTTCAGCAATACACAGCAAGCAATGAAAAGACCCTCGATTGCAGGGCTTAGTTTTAGTTGTTTGAGCTCCTGCTAACTTCAAACCATGTTGTCATGGCACATATGAATTTCAGTGTGTCATTTGGTGTCATTGTAAATGTGCCTCCAACCATTCGCATGTTACCGGCTTGATTTACAATCACGTTTGCACCAGTCGCATTCACAAGTGTGATCTCTTGACCATCAAAACCACCGGATATACTGCTGATTGCCACATTGTCGGTTATGACATGAACGTTGGCGGCGGATGCGTTTATCACGCCCCCCATTGCAGCGACTCTTGTTTTGTGAGCATTTGATTCTATAGTGCTTTGAGGACTACTTTCTACCCATTGACCTGAATCTACATCTTCATACCATACATAAGTTCTACCATCAGTAGTGCAATACCACGTAGCTCCTACCTTTGGTTGTGTAGGGGGAGTATCACCGCTATACCCACTAACAGGAAGCCCTTCAATAGCCTCTGCTACATCCTTAACATAATCTATGTTATCCGCTACAGACTTCACCTTGTCATATTCAGTACCTAGGTAACGTTGAACCATATTAGGAACTGAACAACCTAAAGGGGAACGAGTAGACATAATTTGTACTCCTTATTAATAATTACTTTTGAGTATATAAAGTAACTGGGTGAACGGATATAAGTTGATTATTAAAATGTTAGTAGTGGCTGCTAATGTTATTGAAAATGTGGCAGAACTAGCCTCCCCTGTTAGCATCAGCGGGGTCGATAACAGTAGCCCCACTATCAAAAGAGCCAGCTACCCTGCTAATAAGTCCATATTTATCTCCAACCATCTCGTTTGTAATTAAATTCTATTACATCCCCTGCAATGCCAGTACCCGTATTACGAAGTAACTCACAAGCAGATAAATACTGCTGCATATACATAACACTTTTATTGCTGGCTTGATCATCTTTACGACTACCCCAAATACGAGAAGCGATAAACCATACTAAAGCATTTCGCATAGTAGTAGGAATATTAATATCATCAGTCAAGCCAGTTAATACAGTATGGTTTGCTCGACATACTAATGATATTTGCCTTGACGTTATTGTTGCTGGAATCATAACTGAACGAGGAGTAGATACATAAATTCCACAAATATGATTTGGGGCATTAATTGGGATTTCATTACCAATTTCGTCATATGCTCCAAGTATTTGTAGAGGTTCCCAATCAAAGGGTTGATAAATAGAATCAACAATGAATTTAATTGCTTCAGCTTCCGAAGTATCAGCATGGTCAGAATGAAGAGGATAATCTACTAAACCTTCTAAAGGCTGAATCACTAATTCTTCTTGTCGGATTAGAAATTGAACATGTAATTCAGTTAAAGCAGATTGGATTAATTTAAGATAACGTGGTGTATTTGTTTCAGTGAAAGCAGAGTCTCCTATTGCTAGTTCAGAGAACTCTGCTGCTTGCAGATCATCAATAATATCTTGTACTTTCATAGGTAAGCTCCTTTCAGACTTACATAAGTGTACTGCCTAATTCTCAAACAATATAGCTACTGATACCACTTCCATAATCATTATCTGAATCATCTTCTAATTCCCAAATACCAGCATGAGGATTATACGACATTTCAATATTACTTGATGGTTTCCATGGGTTCATACAAGAAAGCATTGATATGGTATCTATGGTGTCATCATGTTTAGATTTGAAGCCAGATTTAGATACTAAATTCAGCTCTTCCATCATAGCTAGTAAGAATGGGTCATCTTTAAGTTCAGTAGGGAACATCATTTTACGCATCTTGAACATAGGTACTTGAAGCATAAAACGACTGAACTTATCAGTGATAGGACGAATACCCGGAGTGTTGCTATTGTTTGCTGTAGCAAGATTAAACCAGACATTTCTATTAATCATTTCATTTTGAAGCCAAGTAACAAAGCCCCCTTGTTGTCCTGTTACTTCAATACCTACTGATTGTGGATTGTATATCTGAGCAAATCTAAATATCTCATTAATCCCTTCATCTACTAAACAACGTTTACGAAAACCATCTACTAACATCCAGTCTCCATTACTGTTATATGCCCATACTGAAATTACAGTAAAGTCAGCACTTTTCTTTTCAGAAGTAGCTAAGTCAGTAGTGATATAGAAATTGAAGTTATGTTTGTTAAGCAGTACAGCCTTACGGCTAAACCAGACATAATCAGAGGCGGTTAGTACTTTATCTTCATCAGACATGATACGCAGCATCAACTCTTGATTGAATGCATCTAACTTACCTACTGATACTGCTTTATCATATGCCTTTTTAACCATGGCATAAGTAAAACGATCAGGCCATGCCCCTCTAAAATCTTCTTCTGCACAAGGGAATTGCTCACACACAGGGAATACGTTTACTGCCCAACCTCCTGATTCAATAGCTTTATACAGTGGGTCTTTCTGGTTGAAGGGAGTACCATTCCAGATTACCTTTCTACGTGTTGGGTGTAAGGCGTTATCAACTGCCTTATAGACAGTATCTTCAATGCCGGCAATAACAGTAGGACTACGAGAATCTTCATCACTAAGCAAGTCATCTAACAAAGCAAATTGAGGGCGCTTACCTTTTTCCTTCGCACCACGAACACCAGTACGAGCGCCATACCCTTTAACAATTAAGGTATGCCCATCAATATTCTTAAATTCCCAACGTATATCAGTAAAACGAATTTCAGGAATATACGTCTGTAAGAACTCACTATTCTCCCAACGGAATTCTAAGTTCTTACGCATGTTCTTAACCCCGTTTTCTATGGAGTCAGTAACATACAAAGCAACGTCTACTTTCAATCCGGGAATCTCTCCATATACTGCTAAGTATGGAAACATGTATTCACCAAATACAGCAGTTTTCCCGGCACCACGAAACAACAAATTAGCAGTATCTTCTTTACTGTAAACCAAGGTATCCAGCATTTTAAGATGCATAACAGGAGTTTTGTTTTCTTCTCCTTCTGCCCCATTTACCATCTTAATAAATGTCAGATAGTGCAAAGCAAAATCAGATGGAATGTAGTTAGGGTCTTCTGAGTAATCTACTGCGTTTAGATACTCATCTACAGTCATTGGTTTGAGTTTAGGTACTTCACTCATTCTCAGTCTCCCCTTCAATAATTAAACCAGAATGAGCTACTGTTTGAGCAGACCATAAACCAGATTGCAGCATTTCTCGTTGTTGTCTTACTAAATCCATGGTGGTTTCTCTTAATGCAACTACAGCACTATCCTCTTTAACACTTACATCTAATTTAATCTTCGCCTCCTCTGGCGGCTTCAACAGATTAGCTAAATTATTGGCTGTATCACTTCTGACTTTAGGAGAAACATCTTCATCACGCATCAATTCAGCCATCGTATTAATGGCTTCATGAAATAAATTTTGATGCAGAATATGAGTGGGCATAATAGTTTGCCCAAAGATAAGCGTGACTAATTTGGTTTTGTGATACGCCGCCACATAAGCACTAATTTCTTTATCAGAAGCTCCTTCCTGACAAAGACGAGAATACCGTTGAGGGAATGTTTTGGTGTAAGCAACTACATTGCTATCCCCTAACATTTTAAATGAAACATATTTTACGGCATTAATATAATCATCAAATTTAAATCTACCTTCCTGTAATACAGAAGCAAAAGAGATAATATTTTCACGAAACATCTCTCTGGTTTCAGAAGTAGCAAGATGATTATTAATGGCATCTAAAACTTCTTCGGTAATGTTCTTGCGAACATTGGCGGGGACAACTCTATAGAGTAAATCTTTATCTATTGTATCTGACATTGTTAGTTACCTTTAGGATACCTTTAGGTAAATATATATAGTCAAGCCAGTAGAAATCAACTATTGTTGAATAGGTTGTTATTGTTTCCTTGTGGTTGAATGTACTTGAGGATGTCTAAGAAGTTTTACCTTTGTTATTCTTAGCATCCTCTTTTTTACTTCAACGTCCATTCTGGTTTCATCATCTCACAATATTGTTTAAACAAATGCTCCACTAAATAACAGAATGCTTCATCATTCTCTTTATCAAAGTTCTGCCCAATATGTTGAAAGATTTCATTAGCTGCATGAACACATTCATGTGCAAGTGTTGAAGGACGATCAGCATAAATACCAACAAAAAACTTATCGTTTGCATACCAAGAAATACATCTACCTTGTGATTGACACTTAGAAGCATAATCTGGAAAGTCTTTCTGGATTTCTTTTTCTAAGTGTTTATTTGAATCAGCAAACACACAATCAATTTTGTATAAATCCAATCTGTAAAATCTACGCATCATTCTTCCCTTTCGTCTATGTACGCCACTCTAATATCCCCACTTCTTGCTACTGCTTTTTTCCCAATATCATACGTAATTATTGTTACTCCTTGATGGGTATGTTTAGTTCTTTTAAACCAACCTGCTTTAGTTAATTTTAATCGTAATGTTTCTACATTTTTCACTGACATATCTAACATACTTGCCAGTACATTATCTTCCATATTCGGATTAGGCTGGTGGCCGATTGCTACGTAGAATTGCATAAGAATCAAACCAGCAGGCCCAGCAATAGATAAAATTTCTTTAGTTTGTTTTAAATTAAAATACATTGTTTTCATTTATTTACCTGCCTGATAGTAACTAATCATTTGTGGGATCATTTTGATTAATTGCTCTGTATTTTCAATATTAAATCTTTTCTTTAATTCCAAATAACTTTTAGCATCATGAATAGTTCCTCCTAAACCAGCACGGTGTAATGCAACTACATCTGCGCCTACTAGCATCTTCAGCACATTCCCTTCTTTTTCAAATTCTAATAAATTAGCTTTCTCAAGTACTAAACGATATCTTTGTACTTTTCTTTCAGACCACCCAATAGCTTCCCCTACTGCTGCATCTGTTAATTCTGCTGCTTCATTAAACCAACCTCCACGATAGTAACTGTATAAACAGAAACCGGGTTCGTTAGTTAAGGCCATTACTTCTCGTAACTCTTCTTTGCTGCAGTATTGGTTTGTAGGATTTGGGTGCTTGATTCGAGCAATTAACAGGTCAGTTTTAAACACTAATTTCTTCATTTTTTCATCTCAAATTTGTGATATTTCCTACTTAAATTTATCACAAATTTGTGTTTTTTCTATCAAAATATCACAAATTTGTGATAAATTTTTAAGCCAATTACGTTATATATCAAACACTTAATAAAAAACATTCTCTATATATATCTATATAGTAGCTTACTCCCTTACTCGTTACAGCACTGGCGGCTTACGCTTACGCTTCAGCCTTGTGCTTACACTCATAGGGAGTAAGCTACTAATAAGGCTCACTTATTATAAGGATATGTATATGGGGAAGTGTTAGTCAGTTATAACTCAGCACGCATTGCACAGGTCTGGTATCTCACTGATACGGTTAGTTGGTTACTGGCAAGACAAGGTTCTTACGGTAATTCAAAGGAGGGGTATCATTGTCATTGGAATGGTGTTCATGGCGATTTTAATTCAGTAGAGGAAGTCTGTAAGGCACACGGAATACAACTGGAGAACTGTTATGAATAAGCACGCGAAAGAAAATCTTAGAGGTATTATCCATATGGCTAAAGATAAATCAGCAAACCAGTACTTTATGGATACTGGTAGACATCATACCGATAACATTGTAGAACTAGCAGAGAATGCTATCTCACTTATTGAACAAGTAGAGGCTGAACAGGAACTATCTTCTAAACCAGTATTCACTATGAACATTCAAAAGGGCTATCAGTAATGGTATAACAAACCATTGAACAATTAATCTAAGATTAGTTAAATATTATTTTATTACTCAAAAGGAAAATTAATTATGTACATTGGAACCAAGTTAATCAACGCTGAACCCATGACCCGCCAGCAGTACAACGACTTCCGAGGCTGGGAGTTGCCAACTGATGAGGACGGCACGGACGAAGGTTATCTGGTGGAGTATCTGGACGGCGGCAAGCCAAATACAGACATGTACGCTGGCTATGTGTCTTGGTCCCCGAAAGAACAATTCGAGAACGCTTATCGCAAAACATCCGGCCTGCCGTTTGGTCTTGCGGTCGAAGCCATGAAGATGGGTAAGAAAGTTGCTCGTGCTGGTTGGAACGGTTCAGGCATGTTTGTCTATTATGTCCCCGCAGGTAAATACCCTGTACGCATGGAACAAATCAAAGGGCTATTCCCAGATGATTTAGTTCCTTACCGACACTATATGGCATTAAAGACAGCACAAGGTGATGTTGCTACATGGGCACCATCCTGTAGCGATGCTCTAGCTGATGACTGGTTTATTATCGAATAGCCTCTATAAAGGGCATTATAACGATGCCCTTACTTAACCTACCCATTCGTATTACTCCACTTCAAAGAATCTCTCACAATCGACTGTAGGAGTAAAAACCCGCCGAAGCGGGTTAAATATAGCTATAGATAGATTGTTACTCTGCCGTTAACTCTGGTGCAGTAACTTCAAGCAGTTCAGTTTCTGGAATGCCGCAGGCTTCGCCGTATCCCGCGAACTCAAGGGTAAGAAAAGACACACCTTCTCCAATTAACTCTGCTGTTACTTTACCTTCCAGCTCACAACCCATGGTTTCAGTAATCAGGTCGCGTAAGCGAGCCCAACGTTCTGAACAATCTGCTTTGAACTTGTAAAATTTAGTCATTATACATACACCCAGTTAACTACAACTTCATCCGCCCCGATTGCGGTTACATCGCTATCAGAAATGCCTCCAGTGACGGCGATCCCTAGACCTAGTGGAAATCTCCACCCCATAGCAGGAATATCAACTTTAAACGGTTGATTTGGTGGAAGCATAATAACAGCAACTGGCGTATCTGTGCCGGGGACTGGCGTGGACACCTTGTTATACAGCTTCAAGAATCTATTGGTCGCCGCTAAATTAAAACCTTGCATCGAAGCAAGCATAGCGGAAGAGCCTTTTATAGTAAGAGCGTTTGTAGAAGCTAATGACCTCAGCTTGCCCGCCCCATGAAAACCTCCACCCGTTGTTTGCGGATTCAATGTAATCATCTGGTTCGATGCAATAGACATCGCATTAAGAATTTGAACACCAATCGCCTGACCAACAGAGCCTTGACCACGTCCAGCAGTAATCTCGGCCGTCATTTCCGCATAGTCGTCAATAGCAACATACGAGACAGTCATCGTCGTGCTTAGAGCCGGAGCAGTTGCGCTATTTAACGCGCGGATTCGCAGCTTATACAGTGCGTTGGGGTCTGGAATTCGCAAATGCTTACGAAAACTAGCGGTTCTCGCATTCGAGTTATCGACTATGTTTGAGTGAAACCACGCCTCGTCAGTAAATACTTCAATCTCGAACAGACCGCCGCCACCCGTTGTTGTCGTTGTGATATAAGAGCTATCAGTAGGCGTTGCGCCAGAATTAGTAACTCGGTATTGATTTGATGTTGCAGTAGTGCCATCGAACTTCCACGCCGCAATGTTTTTGCCATCAGGCACTAGGGTAACAGGATTAACCGAAACCAGCTCGATATAGAAGCCTTGGTTAACAATACGCTGAGACAACGTAAGGCCAACACTGACACGCATCGGAATTGTGAATACATCTTTTGAGAGTATGTAGCTCTCAGCATTTACCGTTTTTCCTGTTGTGATTACCAGACCATTCGTTGCTGTCAGTGCCATGCCTTGACCAATAACGGAATCCCATTTTGACGCATCAAGACCGCTCGCGAGAATAAAGTCATCACGCATACGTTTTTGCATTGATGTGACTTTGAACGCGTCGTCTTGTTCGATGTATCCCTTGGCATTAGAGGAGGAAGAGGATGTTATAATTGGTTTATTCATATCAACACCCCATTGTCACAGTTGCTGCCCCAGTATTCTCCGTGACGTTTACCCTAATATAAGGCCATGGACAAATATCTACATATCCATCAGAAGTTGTAGAAGTACAACTTAATTGGACGTAATCAATAAAGTTAGTATTATCATTAGATACTTGGATTACAGCAGTTGTTGTTCCAGTACTTATTAACTGAAATGACTTACGAGCACTCGTTAATTTACAATTCACAGGAACATCAGTTCCAGTCCCAGATTTTGCCTTACATAATTCAAGTACTTTAATAGGTATTCTCATAGTTTCGCCCTCTTATTAAACCAATTAACAGTATATTTAATACCTCCCATATAGCAATGAACCTATAAATATTATCAATTAATCCAGTAATAATATGTGGGACTTGTGGTGGGTCTCGTTAGGTTTTTTAAGTTTTTAAAAATTAGGTACGAATGCGAACTTTTTAGAAAAGGCAAAAAATTAGTATCAATGCAGACTCGATGTGAGTCCCATCAACTTTTTACAAAATTACATAATTCAGTGTGAGTGTAGGGTACTGTCTGGAATCATAAAAATTCCAAGTATCCCCCCCCCTATTAGTACTAACACACTCTAGTGCTTCGCATTGTATTAGGCGTGTGCCACATTCAACCTTATAAGGAATAAATTATGTCAGCTATCCAAGCAGCTAATGCAGCTCTGAACGCAGTGTTCTCAGTTATCTCTAACTCAGCTAAAGCTATCGACAACATCGCTATTGCTGGTGAGAAATATACTCACGTTGCAGTCAATCATGCTGATTACTGTGACCGTGAATCTCAGCTCAAATACGAACGTCGTATTGCTAAGATCCAGGCTCGTGTTGATAAAGCCATGGATGAAGAGGAGAAATCACTCCTGTAATACTTTTAGGCTGCCAGCAATGGTGGCCTATAACTCTTCTAAAAACAAAAACACAAACACACTTAGAGCTAAGAGAGAGTGTTAGGGACAGTAAGAGTACTTCCATCACTCTCAACCCAGTCAGTATTGGAATCATTCTATAATAGGTATTGCCTATTGATTCCTACTAGATTAATAGTTTTTGATGTGGCTATCCTCACTCCATCTCATCTATCCTCATTACCTTAATCATCCCTATATACCAGTACCCATCACTGTAGTTCCTACAATGCATACTCATGCATTTCATTAAACACTGAATACAAATACTCAAGTTCAACTTACAAGTACTCATAGTTAACTGTAATAGCTATAAATATAATAGGGCCGAAAGTACTGTATAAATATACAGGTAGTAACCTTCGGTTACTGTGGTTGTGGTAGTTGGTGCGGTGTGTAATT